ATTTCCTGTTACATTTCCTGTTAAAGCACCTGCAAAACCTACTGAAGTTAGAATACCCGTATCAGGTTTGTAACTTAATTTAGTTTCTGATTCAAGACCTTGTGAACCTGTTGCACCATCTACAAAGACAGGATATACAGTTTCATCAGTCTCATTGTTATCTGTTATTGTTACTGTTCCTGCATTACCTGTTGTATCTTGATTTAATGTTGGTATATCTGTATCTACTAATGCTCTAAATGCAGGTGCGGCAGCACTACCTGTTGTTGGCCCTGCATATACATAAGTAGCAGTTGTTGTACCTGCTAGATTTGTTGCCGTATCAGCATTACCAGTGGTACTTTCATTTTGTAACGCTAACGTACCTGTTGTTGAAGGTAATGTAATTTCTACATCATTTGTTAATCCTGTTACACCAATTAATTTTGTTTCTTTATCTGTGTGTGAACCTGTTGCATTACTTTCAAAAAGAACACCATTGCTAACAGTAGTTGTTTCTACATTAGCAGTCGTAGTAGTTCCTGTAACAACTAATGAACCGGGAATTGATACTACATCATCTGAGTCTCCAATCTGTACTGCATTACCGGCAAAGCCACCTGCTAATCTTGTTTTTAAGTTAGCAACCGTAACATCAGTATTGGTATCTGTCTGATGAGTGTCAATCATACTATGAATATCAGCAGGTGTAAATCTTCTAATTGCTGATACAGTTCCATCTGTTCTTTCTTGTGAAGTAACTGCTGAGACTTGATTGTTGTATGCTGTCTCTACTTCTGCATCAGATAATTGAGTATTTGTGGTAGTATCAGTTGGTACACCCCATGTCCCATCTCCTTTCAAGAACTTTACATTATCCGTTGCTGTTGGGGCTTTAACTAAACCTGCTGCTCCTGCATTAGTTCCATCTGCACCTGTATAATCTGAATACACTGTATTTGTGGGAATAACCCAAGTTCCATCTTCCCTTAAAAATTTGGTAGTAGTTAATGGATTACTATTAGTTCTTTGTGGTACTAATCCTGCGGCTGAATTACTAAAAACTGAGTATTCAGTGTTGCTATCAGTAGCAGTTAAAACTCCTGTTGAAGAATTAATTGATAGATTAGCACCTACCTTAATACCACCTAAAGCATTAGCAGTAGCAATTGGTAATGAGTAATTATTTGCAGAAGTATCAATCCCATCTAACTTAGTTATCTGAGTTGATGTAGCCAAACCTGTTTGAGATGCAGTTGCGTTTGGTATTGCAGAAGTATATTCTATATCTGAAGTCAATGCAACTGTACCTGTTGTAGCAGGTAATGTTAATGTTGTTGCTGTTCCTGAAACTGTTTTTGTAATAGTACCATTAGCATTAATTCTAATAGTTTCAACACCGCCACTAATAGCAGAAAACTCTTTAGTATCTTGAGAATAACCTAAAAATTGTATTGGTCTATTTGTTAGATTAGCATCAGAACCCCCTACATATTTAACTACTGCAATTGGTATATCACCATCTGTTATTGCGGCAACAGTAATATTGGCAGTATCTAATTTACCTGTTGATAATGTATCTCCACTAGCAGGAGTACCATGCCTCCATTTTAGAGTATTAGCAGATTCACCGCTTTCAGTCCCATCACAAACAACTAGTACACCATACCAATCTTTAGTGTTTGAAGTACCTGTTGAAGCAGTGGTAGTTACATCATCTGCAACAACACTTTCTAATTTACCAAATCTTAATACTTTACCCGCAGTTACAGCATAATGAGTATGGCTATTCGTAGTACTTTGAGTAATATTAAAACCGCTAATTGCTCTATTTTCACCACTAGCAGCATTAAGATACATTATGATAGCAGAGTGAATTGAATCTGTTGCATCATCAATTTGAGCAGTTGGAGTAGTACCCAATGTACTTATGTTTCCTGTATTTGTTACCATCTAATTCACCTCAATCCTTATTGTAAAAGTAACTGTATCACTAGCCGCTACAACGCCTGTGCTTGTAAATGTAACCCGACTTAATAACTTACTTCCATCACTTTTGAACACCCCTAATTCTGAAACACCGGAAGAAGGAATATCAGAACCCAAAAAATCTACATTCCATACTAAAGTAGAACCCACAACCGTAGGCGTTATACTCGCTTTTTCTGCTACAAAATGGTCTAAACTAGTTTGTGAAGCAGATGTACTATCTGCACCATCACCGATTTTAATTAATGTATAATTACTAGCAATATAATTTGTTGCTATATCTTCTTTTGCGCCATTAGTTATCATTATTACACATCCTTTTCACTCTCATATGTGGTATTAGTAGTTGTACTTGTTTCTCCAAAGCCTAAAGTATTTCCGAATCCAAGAATTAAACCTGCACCCATAGGAGTACCCTCAGAAGTTGATTTAATTTCATATTTAATAAGGTTATTATTAATTTGTATTTCATCAAATAATGCCTTACCAACAACATTTTCAGTTACATTTTTAGTAAATAATGTAAAGTTAGCATTCTGTTGTTCTAAATTAATTTCAGATAGTCTTTCTGCAATTGATTTATCAAATGTACCTACTGTGATTTCTGCTGTTCCTGATAAAACATTTTCTATATCAAAAACCATATAATCATCTCTAGGTATTTGTTGATTAGGGAAATCTAAAGATATAATATCTCCCGCCTCTAAAAGTTCTATTCCTTTCTTTTGTAGAACTAATTTTATCTTTCTTACATCTTTATTGTGATGATTTAATAACTTTAATGCTTTTATTTTTGCTTCATCAGGTGTTTTAATAGAAGCATCTACATGACGTAATACCTGTGGAGTATTATTGGTTGGTAATTCCATTTCCGCCTTTACACCATCTCCGACAACTATTACTTTGGTCTTTTTATCGAATAGTGTTTTATTAGATTGTACACGTATTAAATTATTATCTTTGCTATATGATACATGATATTTTCTTAAAGTATATAGGCTAGATAAATTTCTAGTAATTATAGCATTATTTTTAATTTTAAAATCTAAATCTTTTAAGTTAGCCAAATAGTTGATTGCACTAAAAGAATCTACTGATTCAAATTTAACATTTGTAACAAATGTATTTTTATTTCTCTTAGTTAGTTCATCGAAGGGTGAAGGAGTAAATACTATTCCTCCTCCAAAAGTTACTGAAAATGCACCACTAGTAGTATTTTTAGCCGTAATTTTACCAATTAGATAGCCATCTTGGTTATATATTACATCATTGATGGCTACATTTACTGGACTACTACTTAAAGTGACTTCATTTCCACTAGAATAATTACTTTTCACAATTAAATCGGTATATTCTTTCAAACTTTCTTCAATATTTAAATCTAAACCCGATTCTTTAGCAATTTCTTCAAGAACATTATCAACTTTACTGCCTAATCTAACAGTAGTTCCTAAAAATGCATTCTTAGGAGTGATGTTTAACTTCTTAGGAAGAGTAAAATTGATTACTTTACCAAAGGAAACACAACCATTTGCTGAAATCTTACCATCATATTCAAACTTTAATGCGCTACTTGATTTTGTCACTGATAAGGATTTTCTCTGCTCATTTATGCCATCACTAATAAAACAATCAATCTCTTCTCCATCTGTAAACATCCCCATGTTAGTGAATAATCTTCTTTCTAAATATGTATTAGCAGTGTCTATTTCTAATAACATATGCATGGAATAAACCCCTTCTGAATTTGTAGATTTACTGTCTCCTTCTGTATCTCCTGTTCTGAAATCAGCAAATATTTTATCATGTTGTAGACCCGAATCATCCATTACATTAACCTCAAAGAAGTCGGGTGTTTCATCGAATGTAGTTTCTGATATTCTCATTAATCTATATGTACCCGCAGCACTCAAATCTTTATCGAAAGTAATTGTATGTTCCCATTCATCTCTTGAATTAACAGTAGTTACTTTTTTTGTATGGCTAATTATTTTACCAATATATGATGGAGTACCCTTTGTAGTTATATTTGGCCCAACTATATATTGACCTGTTAAATCTACCATGTAATGTAACCAATGGTGTGTAGAAGTACTATCCATTCTTCTAGTAATTACACTAGGACTACTACTATAATCACCTGCAATAATATTAAATTGTGGTTTAATTAACATCTGTGCGGCAAATGCTTTTCCATATTCATCACCAGTTGACTGTTCTATATGTGTAGTTTTAGCATCAGTAATGATATTAGTATTTGATGAGTGATTAGTATATTTAGGTGCATTATTTAATTTTTTAGACCCATTTATTAGAGGGTAATGTTCACTTTTCATACCAACAAATATAGCCCCTCTACCAAGAGTCCCAACATAAGGATAGGTATTGGTTGTATTATCTGTACCAATATGTGTATTTTTTCTTAGTAGCATATTTTTATTGTGTTGATTTTGTGTAGTTAATGTGGTGTCTACATTTGTACTATTATAGTCATTATCAATTGTAAGTTTGCAACTAGAATCAAAATCATATGAATTAGATTCGTCTTTTTCAGTAATATTTTTTATATTTCTAAATACAGCAATACAATTATCATAAATAGTTTTAGATGGGAAATCAGCATAATAATGACTAGGGTTAGGAATACCATTAGTACCTGCAAGATTAGGGACAGATAATGCTGATAATACTTTTGAAGTGTGATACATAGACCCACTTGCACCATTATCAACAGAATTAGTAGGGGTTGAAGAATGTACTATGCCATAGTGAACACCTGAATGAACATCATCTTTTAAGTCGGGGTTATTAGATGTTCTTGTTTCTGAAAATACAGGAAGAAATATATTATGAGGTTCAAACTGACTATTCATGGTTTGAGTATTGCCATTTGTGACACTTTTCATTAATGAATTATAAGAAAAATATAATTTATCATCAATAGTTAATGCTATATTAGGAGAAACAAAATGCACTAATGTAAAATTAATTCCACTATTAGCAGTACCATAAGTATCTGTATCACCAAGACTGTATAAATAATCATCTGAGGCTAATAATAAATCAAAATCAGGAGCATTCACACCGTTAGACCAAGCAGTTCCACTTACTTTATTGGTAAATCTCCGCAACTCTACAATAGGCACTCTAGGTATTTTACTTCTATCTTTCAATGCATCTGAGTCTACGGGATTAAAGTGCCAATCAAATGTTGCTTCTGTCAATCTAATTACTCCCCAACGCATTAAATCCTTGGTATTAGTTATACTAGAATCTATTATAGTAGTCATGTCATAATCCTTATCTTGCATTTCTTGAGATAATGTTTTACCCGTATAGCCACTATGTTCTACTTGAGTTCCTTTAGTGCCTTCTCCTTCTAGCAATAAACCATAATTTTTAATAGGTGAATTAATAGAATTGTGTGATATATGATTATATCTTAAATAAGAATCTGGAAATAAATCTCCTAGTGCAAACAATTCATATGTTCTAGTTCTATAATCTCTTTGAATAAATTTCTGACCCTCAGTAGTTAAATTTGTTATTTCTGCAACAGTAGCAGAACTTAAAGCATTTTCTTCCCAATATCCATCTCTTGCCGGAAATAATCCAAGATTATTAGTATTATATGCGTTCAATGCATTTGACGTATATATGCTATTAGTAGACCCTGTTTCAGTAAATAACTGAATTAAATTATTATTACTAGATATAACTGCGTCTTTATCTACTCCTTCTAAAGTTATATTATGCGACAAAGTGTAGCCACTTATCTTACTAGGAAGTTTTCCATTTAAATAGATACTATCTACATCTTGTAAACTGGGATGTTCACCTATTTTACGAATAGTACCTGCGTCAAATTTTTGTAAATCCATGTATCTAAAAATATCTTTAGAAGTATAAAAATTATTAAAAGTATTATTTAACCTATGCAAATAACCCCCTTTAGGTATATTAGTGTTAACTAAATACATACTAGCATTCTTAAAATGGGCATTAGCATCTGTCGGAGCATCATTTCCTGTTTGTAATCTAGTATCATCTTTATTATCATCTATTAATCCTAGAGCCATAGGAAATTGTGAAGAAACTTCTATTACAGTATTATTAGTTTCTGATTCTACCACATTTACTATTGATAGATAGTTAGAGGACTGAATAGATTTAGTAATATGTGTTATATAATCATCTTGCTCATTTGCTAATTTCAATAAAAATTCAGAATCAAAATCACTAATAGATTTAATAGAATTAACATCATATCCTAGTTGTGATTTATCACCTACATTAGATGATAAGTTTAAATTTGTAGTTGCAAGTGTGCTATCAAAAGATAGACCCTTTTCAAAAGTAATACCTACATCACTAGCCCCATTTAAATCAGTAGGATGTTTATTCATTAGTGTATTAGCACCCATTGCTTTGTTTAAAGAAATAAAGTTAACTGCACTAAAAGGATTATAATAGTAATATTTATTTCCACTTTCTATACCAATATATGCTTTATCTAACAAAGTTATTGATGTTCTATTAAACCCACTTAGAAATTCTGTACTGCTAACTTCACCAATCAATTGTTTATTAGAATCGAATAATAATGTATATTTACCAAACGACACCGAACCATTAACACCAACACTAGCGTTAGTTATATCAGTATCTATATCAGTAGAACCACCTGAAACTTCAGTTAAAACTAAACTTGGATTCAAAGTAGATTTAACTATATCATTTGAATAATTTAAATTTTTAGTAAATGTATTACCCAATAAACTTGATGTATTGTCTCTTCCTACTATGTCATAATTCAACATACCATTTTCCATTGATGAAGTTATATCTTCTATTTTTCCTGTAAATACTTCTTCGTGTAAAGTATAACTACCACCATAATAATATACTCTATCTTTAGGTGTTTTCTGATAATATTTATCGGTAGCCGACTGCAATGAAAGATATTTTAAATTTCTATCACCATAATCTACCTTAATATCATGCCCTTTAAATCCATTAATATATACTCTAGAATTATATAATTTAGTAGATTCCTTTGTAACAGTATGGTTATCCATTGTGATTCTATTGTTTTGACTAGTTATGATTTCTGTATCTGCTGAAAATCCTGTGATTAATTTAGAGTTAGAATATACAGAAACATAAATATCAGCAGAACTTACTGTTGGAGGAGTAGAGTCTTGAGTCCATGTCGATGCAGTTTTTAACCGCTTATGTGAAACACTAAACTTTTGATTAACCCCATCGGCCTTAGCATCTATTGCATTTACTCTATAATAATAATCACCTATTAAAATAATTGAATCTGCTCCTAATATAGCAGAGTAATCATATTTCCAACCTGTATTAGCATTATCATTAGATTTATTATTGAACTCTAACTGAGTAGAATTAGTAGTTACTTTATGAAATAATAATTGCATATCTAAATTATTAGAATATATACCATTTCTAACTACCAACTTATCTTCTTCTTTATATTTAAGATGTTGAATACCTGCATTATCTAATCCCTTGACCCTTGCTAATTTAGATAGTTTATTTCTAGGGCTGTTAACTACTGTATCCATTACAACAGGTAATTTATCATTTTTAAGTTCAGCACTTTCCCAAGTTATATATTTAGCAGGGCCATTCATTTTACCATCAATAGTATTAGTAGTTACACTACTACTATCTTCTGTATGTCTTTTCATTTTAGGAAATGTTTTATGCCAAAATATAGGGTCTATATTACTATCAGCATCATCTGTAACCATATTATTATCAACTAATACAGCATCTAATTTACTTCTACCTAAGTTTTGTATAGTGTTATCATATTTTCTTTCTGTTTTGAATACTACATTCTGTATAGTTGTGCCTGTTGTAACAGCAAAGGCAGTAGTTGTAACAGGTAAAGCAATCCTAGCATAATCTAATACTATCTTTGTGTAGCCCGCATTTTGAGTATTACTTATATTACCTAAATACTCACCATCAGATACTCGGAATAAAGAAGTTCCACCAACTACTTTACTTAATTCTGCTATGGGGGCTTTTAAAAATCTGTTACTTAGATTACCTTCCTCATACTGTGAAATTTCAGTATCACCTGTCGCTACAATTGCATCTATATTAAATTGATAAGTAGCGCCCGTACCCCAATATCTAACGGAAGTTAAAGTATATTTTTCATTATAATCTAATTGATTCTTTACTTCTAATCTATCATTATAAAAGTAAAAGGTAGGTGTATTGACTATACTTATCTTATCATATTTATCTGTTGATGCAGAAGTATCGCCTCTAAGACCATAACTAACTGCTACTACATCACTATCAGTAGTTTTATGTGGCCCTTTGTATATTTCAAACTTAGTTCCTTTAACAATTTCTCCTGTATATTTAGGTTCAAACTCAACTCCGTCACCAAACTCATCAAAAGTAGTAATTCTAGTTATTCTAGCAAAGTGAGGTCTTACTGTATCTTCTCTTGTAGTATGGTCATATATTTCAGGATTTAATAAAATAAAGTAGTCTCTATTCTCTATATCTAATCCAATATTACTGTCAGGGCAATCTGAAACAGTAGAGTAAGTAGCCTTTCTGTTTGTAGATGTATTTGTTTTAGTAGAATCATAAATTTTAACTTTATATGATGGAGTATTTTCTTTATTTGTAGCGTAAGTAGATAGGGAAGTGGAAGCAGTTGGTAATAATCTATTCTGAATACTACTAGTACATTGTACTGATATTCCATCTGTATGTGGGCCTTTTCTTATTTCTGTAAACATTGCAGATTTAACAGGAGTGGTGTTAATACTTGTAGCCGGATAAGAGGTTTCTTCTTGTAATCCTAATGCTAATAATACAGGATTAACTGAAACATCTTTGTATGCATTACCTCTAATATTAGAATTACTACCCCTAGCAGTATGATAATTACTAACACCACTTAATAATCCTTCAAAAGTAGACTCTACCACCCCTGCATTCAATGGAAATATCATTCTCTCTCTAGCCATTTACTCACCAAATGTATAATAGAATAGTATATTGCTATAACTAGGAGATAATGTATTTAATGACTGGGAAGGTTGATTACCTTTAGATAAAGATACTTCATATAACTCCCCCATAAATTGAAAATGTTCTCTTGCACCTGATGCTTCATCTCCCTTTTGTCCTATGAAAACATCATCGGCTTTGAATGCAAATGTAGGTTCACTAGAAAACTTTTCAGATTTAATTAAAGAATTATTTAGATATATATCTACACTACCACCTTTGTTAAATACACAAGATATTTTGTATAACTGTTCTACATAGAATGCTTCTTTAGGTTGAGAAACATATATTGCTGCTGTATGATTAGAAGCATCTGTAACTGAAACGGTTTCTGTATTATTTTTTTCTGTAACTACACCTAAACTAACCCCATTACTATTGAACAATTCTGAGCCATCAGCCAATGTTGCTACATTAGCAACCCCACCTGAACTTGCAGGAAAATTAATTTGATTACCACTAGGATTTGTCGTATCTGCTTGTAGTAAAGTTAAACTTGTATTATTCCCATCATAATACCCATTTGCGTCATAATATCCATGAAGAGTGTTTATGGATTTAATTACTGTTCCTGTTTCTATTGGGTTATAATAAACAGGAGAACCTGATGCAGTATTTGCTAACCTAACTACTATCTTATATTCTGCGGGTTGATTAAAATTATGAGCAGTTGTGTTTTCTAAATACACTTCAAAATGCCCGTTATAAAATAGCATCATTTTATGTGAAAATCTAGAAGTTCCAAAATATACACCACTCTCAAAGTTGGCAAGTGTATCACTATCAGCAGGGCATGGTGGAGTTTTAGTCGAGTCTAATGTATCTTTCGTACTATCTGTTGCATGACCAAACCCATTAACATCATAAGGTGTGATAATAGTTTCAAAAACAAAACTACCATTATGATTCCAAAGATTACCTTTAGATGCATTTGCGTTAGTATCATCATATTCTATTTTTAAATAGCCATCACACATAACAGGAAAAACTAATTTTCTTGAGTCTCCAACATATACGTTTGCTATTTTTACACCCCCAATCAATCAAAGAAATTATCCGCAATAACCGTTGCTTCTTCAAACTCCATAGTAAAAGATACACTAGGATATTCTGCTCCTGAAAAGGTAGTACTGAATGAACGTACAAATCCTCCAAGACCAATATGATTACTAGTCTTGTTTACTATATCAAAAGTAGTAGAAGGCGAATCAATTGTATTACCACTTCCCGCAGTAAATGTATTATCATATGCTCTATTCTTCCAATTCCATGGTATTAACGGTGCATCACCAATATCCAATGCTACCATTTGTGCGGCACTAATAGAATTACCTGCCTTATCTACTAATCTTTGATTAAAACTATTATCTACTTTACTAGGATAAAACACTAGTAATTTGTTTACGTTTTGGTCATCTTGAAAACTACTTGAGTCAGTATAAGAATGAATTAATTGTGCTAATTCGTAGGGAGTAAATGTGACTGTTTTATTATCTCCTTCTTTATTATTCTTCACAATTTCTTGTTCTAATAACACACCTTGAATACTTACAGTTTTTTGCGCAAGTCCCATATCAAATGCTAAATTAGTAGACTCACCTCGTATTGCTCCTGAAAAGGGAATACCAACATTAGGTACAGTTTTATTTGTATTAAATGTTAATTCAGTTACATATAGTGGTATTCTATTAACGTGACTATCCGTTCCACTAACATCAGAACGCCTTGCTAATTCTAAAAATACTACTAATTCTGTCATATCATACTCACCGTTGAACTTGTTTGATTCATTCTAATATTAATTTCTTTAGCAACCTTATTTGCTATATCTCGTATCTCTGCATCAGATGCACCGACTCTACCATTGACATGAACATTAATTGTATTGCCTCCTGAACTAGCAGCCTTAGCCGCTACCATTTTGCCTGAATCTGCATTAGAATAAACTCTTGAGCCTGTTGGTAATTTAACTAATTCAGGGCCTTTTTCTCCTACTACTGACAAACCGCCTGTTGTTACTCCACCATCAGCAAAGAAAGAAAATGCTGATTCAAGTATTGCTGCAACTCCTAACACTATTGCGCCTACTAATGCAATTACCCAACCTCCTGTAAAGAACGCTACTAAAAATATTATAGCAGAAGCAATATAAGCAATTTTTGACGCAGTTTTTCTAGCACTATCACCAGACTTAAACGCCCAAGCAAGAAGTCCCTTAATACCTTCCCATATTAATTGTAATGACGTATAAAGCAAGATACCCATTATTGCTAAAGAAGCCATAATTATCCCACCTAAAATCTTTAATAATCCTTCTATTACTAAAAAGAATTTACCATCTTCAAATCCTGCAACAATATCTCCTATACCACTTTCTACTAGTTCTAAGAAAGGTAATACCATCATTGTAAATAGTGATTTAGTTTGTTCCCAAATATCATCTAATTTTTCTCTAACTCCAGCACTCTTGAATGCTCTATATAATAAGAATAAAGCCAATATTGCTAATCCGATTGATACAAATGCTTTCTTAGCAAACATCAATAATTTCCCTGTAAACTCAACTAGTTTAGTACCGCCTTCTGCAACCCATGATTTCATTGCCTCAAGTGGGCTACCATTTTCTTGAATACTTTTTATAATGCTAAGTATGGGTCTTTGATATAATCTTTTAAATGTTTTTCGCCTATTAGCAAATTTCTCTGATGTGTTGACAAATTTTCCTCTTTCTGCTTTTTCTTCATCAGTTGTAGCAAGCCCAAATGCCTTTTTTATTCTCGTTATTCTTTTATCACCTCTTAGAGATTTTTCTTCATCAAATCTTGCTCTTAATTTTTCTGCTACGCTTAAATTATTAGCCGCATTAAAGGGTGAATCAGGTTCACTCGATGAAGGATGCTTATCCATTAAATCTTGTGAAATTTTAAATGTATCCTTTAACATTTTTTTATGTTTGTAATATTCTTCAACCTTTTGTAAATAGGTTTCCTCACTCAAATCGTTAAGACTTTCAATATAACTAAGACCTGCATCTCTTAATTTTCTAGGACTTAAAGAAAAGCCACCTAAACTTTCTGCTACAATACCCAATTCTTTTTGTATATCTTCTAATTTAGGAGTTAATGTAGTAATAGGTATGTCTGACATTTTATTAGCATATTTTAAAAATTCCTTTTGATAATCTATTGGTGTCCCATCTACTGTTTGACTTGGCATATTATTAAACACATCTTGAAAATCTACTTCAAGTGCAGCAAGCATATCCTTTCTTGTCTTTAGCATTGTGGAAGTAACTTCGGTATTCTTAGAAATTTTATTTAAAAACTTTTTATTTATTAAAAATCCGCCCGCAATTGCAGCAGTTTGAACAATGTTTGAACTTAATATGCTTTTATTTAGTGGGTCTTCTGTAATAGTTTTACCTGATACTTTACCTTTACCTAATATATTTTCTAATAAACCTTTACTTTTCTTAATCCTATCCAGTATTTGAGCAAGTGCTTTATCATCACCAACCATCGTTGCTTGTGCAGCAAAAACATCTGATTTTTCTTTTAATTGTTCAATTAACTGTTTATCTTTATTCAAAGCCGCCTGTTTAAATTGAGATTCTAATTTAATAAGTTCTTTTCTTTCTCTAATTATCTTAGCCATTTCTTTCATTCTAAGATTGTCTTGTAATGCGGCTCTTTCTTGTACAGAAACTAATTGTATCATCGTTAGAACAGTTGCTTTTGCTTTATTCAATACTTTCCAAGCACCCGTTCCTGACAAGAATCTACTAATAATCTCATAATTTTTACCACTAACAAAGGTATTAATACCACTTAATGATGACTTTAACATTAAAGCGTCTTTATTAGATTGAACTAATAACTTATCAACTCCTTTTAAGGAGTCTTCTAACTCATTAATCTCATCTGTAATACCCATAAAAATCACCTCCTCTTCTTTGCCTTATCAAATTCTTCTGATTCTATTCTTTTAACTTCACCATGTATCTCTAACATCTGCGATACTAAAGTTGCGGGAGTATGATAAGCCTCTAAAGGACTAACACTAAAAGTTGTTGAATAAGTATATATCATTATTCGTGATGCAATATATGGTGGAACACTACCACCCTTTAATGCTTTACGAATCAACTTTCGTTTCCCGTATCATCCCCCATCATATCTGTAAAGGGGTTAGGTAACACTTCTTTTAATTGTGTACCTACATACGGACTCAAGCGCAATAACTCTAATGCACTTAAACTAGGTTCAGTTTTTTCAACAAAATTTTCAACCATAAACCTATACATTTTATTTAAATCTAAACCAAATGAATTGGTTGATGAATCAATATCCATCACGGTTGATAAGGCTTGTTCCACCTGTAACCAAGTTGGTTCTTTAACCCAAACCATTAGGTATTCATCAGAATCGGGTTCTACCCTCAAATGATGGCATTCAGTATTTACGGCTGCAAACAATTTACTCTTATCACTAATTACTTTCTTTTCCATTTTTCCACCTTCAATAAACTAACAAACAAACAAACGACTGTTAGTGGAATATAATATACTACTTTTTTCTATTTATGCCTCCATAATTAGAAAGGTGGTGAGGGTAGTAATTGCAGCCGCCCCCACCATGTAAATACCTCTATCAATCATCGTTTATAATAACCCATTTACCTGTGTATTTGCAATCAGATAGACTTCTAGCAGATATAGTTGCTTCTACCTCTATTGGCCCTTTATCACTAGGGAAAGGTACATTTACACTTTGAATGATATAATCATCTAATTCTATCTCTATGAAATCATCAGCAGATTTTTCAAATCGTAATTTAATTTTACCCGTATCTGTATTATATTCTTCTTGTTCTCTTAATTCTTTCCATATTGCAGTATCAGTAATTAATAGTGTTAATGATAATTCATATGTCCTTTGAGCAGGTATATGAGCATTCATTATTTGTCTATTAGTATTACCAATGAATCTTTGCTGAGTAAAGTTATTGTTAATAGTTAGTGAACCTGATTTAACCCTAGCATAAGTCTGACCAAATAATGTAATAGAACCATCAGAATACATATATGGTGTAGTTGTTGAAGCATCATAATTAAACAACCCTGTTGCTCCTTCTTCGGCTCTATGAGGAACATAATCAGTAGGTGCATCAAAAGCCCTGCGAGTTACTAATTCAAGAGAAGTTTTTAATTCTTGACTTTCTTCAAAATTTAATGTCATAGTATTAACCTGACATCCTGTAAATATTCTTGAATACATAGATGCTCCACCATCATCTACAACAAGTCTATTGGTATTAGATGCTTTATTATAACTTACATCTAAAGCAAACGAAGGTAAATCTTGACCATTTAATTCTTTAAATGTGTATGCTATTGTTTTTGTGGTGTCAATATTTTTTAATGTACTGTTTCCATGAGCAGATGGAGGATATTCATTACCACCAATCACTCTAAAGAACTTGGTACTATTATCACCAACAGTAACAACTGTACTATCACTAGTCATAGAAGTAGCAGTTGCATCATGTGTTACCGTATCAATCTTACCTAGAGCATAGTATAGCCAAGAACCATTATTCATTGATATATCTAAAGAACCACCACTAACTGTTTCTGCACCTTTGTATTGGTGTGCAAAGTTTCGTGTACCTGAAACTGCTAAATTAAGTTGTTTCATTTCAACTTCAACATTAGGAGGTGTAAACTCATTAACTAAACCTAACCAATTATCTGATAATAGAGCGTGTCTATTAGCACTTGCTCGGACAAACTGTGAAGTAGGTGCAGGTGCGCCAAACTTTTGGATTGTTGCAGTTATACTACCTGTTGCTAATGCAGACCCAATACTTGAATCAACAGTAATTGAAGTAGCATCATTTTCTATTATAGTATGATATTCAGAATCACTACCTTCTACTAATTTAACTTCACATCCAACATATAAATTAGGAACTAGTTTTATTGTAGAATCAATAGTTGAAATTACTTTACCTGAGTATGTACACGCAGTACCTAATACAATATTGCTTTCAGGTATCATAGTTGCTTGTGTGCCGCTACCGACATATACTTCATTACTCATTTTTTATCACCTTAGATGCTTCTAGCGAACCGCTTTAACTCAATGGAAAGTTTGTATCCTAATAACCTTTTTCCTCTATCATTGGCTTCACTCCTTCCTGTTAGTTTAATTAACTCTGCACTCTCTGCTACTGTTCCCGATGTTCCACCACCAACATATACGGTTGGTCGAAGCCCATTAGTCTCTATAATATATCGTGCAGTTTTATATAATTGTTGTAGTCTTTCTCTAGAAAATGTTAACTCGGCAAAATCCCTACGATGCAATACTCTCAAATGCAAAGTAAATGTATAAGTTTCGTTCCTAACAGAATAATCTATGGTAGGATATTCAGTAGAATTACTATCTTCAAAAACAACTATTACTGATTGAGAATCAACATCAACTCTTCTTCCTTCATTGGGAGCAATAGACCGAACATCAATAAATCTTGGAGTCTCCATATGGGATGAAGATATTGCACCTGCACTTCGCAATGCCGTAATAGCAGAACTCCATCTATCTTGTAATAATGTGATAATGAATGTCACTTCATCCATGTTGAAACCTCTTTAGTAATTTCCTTCTCTAACTCTTTTTGAAATATATCCATAGCATTTTTTAAAGTATCTTCTTCTGAAAAACTCATATCAAAACCCAAATCATCTTCTATCTCTTTTAACAAAAGATTTCTTTGTTTTTGTATTTCCAAAATCTCATTAAATCTAGCCATCAATTGTTTCATAATATCACAAACTATAAATTACTATTTTCTTACCATTTAGAGTTTCCATTGCTTCTTTTACTAATATATCATGCTTAGTTTTTAAGTCAATATTAGAACCTGTTTCAGCAATTAATATTGAATTATCATCATGTCTTATTATTTCAGCAGCAACCAATTTAGTTGCGGCATCATGTATAACTCCGGGTACTCTAGAATCTCCACTTACATAAGTTACTTTACAAGAATGGTTTTGTACATAAGGATAATTTCGTAAGAAGAATATCTTTCCTTCTGAATCAATAGTCCAATAATCTCCTAATCTTCTTTGGTCTTGATTGTCAGTAAAGTTAGTCTTACTTCCTGCACTTGCAGTTATAGTACAATCTGAACCATCATCACCGGGTAATAGAGAAGAGATAATCACTTTACTACTATCCTCAGTATCAGTAGATGCATAAAAGAAATCAGATACATTTCTAGTTAATCCACCACTTGTAGCAGTCCTAGATTTAGGTGCAACTTCCCCAGTAAACTGTGCTGTTTTTTGCGGGAACACTTCATTAATTGCATCTACTACTTGACTAGCCGTAGTTTTTTTACCATATGAACCAAAGAAATGAGTACCTTCTGTTAATACAAAACTAAAATTACCAACTCCCAAAGTTAAATTATATCCTGAACCAGTTGCAGGTGGAGAATAAGAAGCAGTAGCAGAAGCCAAGTCAACATAACTATTACCTTGCCATACTTCTAATCTAACTATTTTTAATATTTTAGGTCTTTCTAATTGTATAAATCCTACATAATCTTTGTATGGTTGAACGGGATATTGAGCGTGTCTAAAGAACTCAAAATTATGTACTTCATCTTTGTATATAATTGGTCTAAAAGGATGGCCTACTTTATCATCTATCTTATCTTCAACTCTTTTAATTATTTTACCTACTTCTGCTCTTGTAGGGGTCGTACTATCCGTAAACGCACTAATTTGTAATAAGTTAGAAATATCAGTATGTGTTGTATAATACCCAAAACCTATATTATAATTCACATCAATATTAGTGAAATCGCTTGGTGATGATGCTTTACCCATTTATTTCACCCCAAATCAAAACCTATCCACCATCCGTTCTAAACTTCTGTATGTCGCCTTTAGTCTATTAATTGTTCCTACATCTTTCAATTGGTATTCCCCCGTTGAACCATCTTTTTCTGATGATATTGTTTTTGACCCACCACGTTCTGTCATTCTTTTACCCCTACGTTCAGGAGATAAAAATGTTTTATTAACATTAAAGTTATACTCACTTAAATATTCTTTTACTATTTCATCTATCTTTATTACAGGAAATACATTACTAGTTATTTTTAATCTACCTGCATCTGTAATTTCTTTTCTTCCAAGAGCATTTGTACCATCTTCTTTTTTGTCTGATACCATTCTTTTTTGTCTAGGTGATTTATACCATGTTAAAAATTCTTGAGGTTCTTTATTTATAGCAGCATCAATGAAACTTGCACCATATGTTTGAATAATTTCTTCTAAGATTTCTTTTTCAGAATCTATATCAACAATATCTTCATCCCCTTCATCAGATTCAATGATTAATTTATTTTGCTCATCAATTGATACAGAAGCATTTGCCTTATCTCTAATTGATTTTTCTGCTTCTAACACCTTTGTTCTATCTCTAGCCGCTTCTAAAATTTCTTTCTGTTTGTCTTTTTCTTCGCCACTATAATCACCCGTTATTGCTGCTATATCAGATTTATTTAATTTCATCTTTTTATATGTAATATCTAAACTACCTGTTTTTAATTTACCATTTTCAGGCTGCACAAAACTCATAATTGCATTTTTTATAGGATTGGTTACAGGTCTATTTAAATCCAAAGATATATTTTCCATAGTAAAAGATTCAAAATATGACTTCGCTTCTGCAAAATCTGTAAAACTTTTATCTTCTCCTAAACCGTAAAAAATATATTCGTCATCACCATCTTCATTAACTTCTACACGCATTGCGTAAATAATACCTGATTTTCCTGTAACTTTTTTAGAATCCTGAATACCTCTTTCTTGTATATCTTTAGCATCAAATATAGTGCCTACTTTTACCTTTACTGTTTTCTTAAATGATTTTCTTTTACCTGACTTTAAATTGCCTTTTCTATCCATTATCTTTGCATCTTTTAACATTTTTTCTATGTATTTTTCAGAGTCAAATGTAATTCCACTATTACTACTATTAACATAATTACTTAGATTAGAACTTAACATAGGTTTTCCTGAAAGAAATGCATCTAATGTGCTATTATCACTACCCTCTACTTCTAAAGTATAATTGATAACTCTATCTACTTTGGCTTTATTCTCTAAATCTTTTACTTTAAACTTAATATCATCCATTCTTTTTTTAGTAATTTCACTAAACAAGGGTGAATCATTTAAAAGATTTCTATTCTTCAAATCTTTAATTAAAGACAGTAGATTTTGTTTTTGAATTACTTCTAAAAATCTACTCATATACATTCCATATGATTCGTGAGAATAATACGGTCTATTTGGATTACTTAAATCAATTTCTGAACTATTAACATCTAAGTTCTCAAACTTCCTTTTATCTAAGGTATCATATACAAGGTCATCTAAATTATTCATTTTAGGATTACTAGATTGTACCTCATGAAAAATGTAAGTGACTAAGTGTTCGTATAACTTTACATTCTCCATAAGTCTAACATGACTATAAGTTAAATATTTAGGCTCTAATATAATATCTGATTGGGTTGGACTATTATCATCTTCAACAAATATTCGTTCTGCTTCTGCCATTTACTCACCATATTTACGCCAACCATTTAGCCCAAGCAACTGCTTTACCAATTCCTTGTGCTATCCCCAATCCACTTTGAGGTGGTGTATATGTTGGTTGCCCTGTTTGTGGGTCAATCCAATATGGATTGTTAAATTGGTCATAACCTGATGGTGGTATAGGATAGCCACTACCATTGTTCATAGCCATTTGTTGTTGCATTACTTGTTGATTCATTCCACCCATTGCAGGTGCGCCCTGTATATTTGCAGGATTCATACCTTGAGGATTACCCATTGCAGGATTCATACCTTGAGACATTGAACCTGAACTAGATGCAAAACCTTGAGATTCTAAATATTGTTCTTTAGCCATCTTTCTTTGCATAATAACTTCTGTATTAAGTGCAGCACCTAAAATATTTTGTAAATCTAAAGTAATATTTTCAGCAGTTATAGACTCATATTCTCTCAATGAATCAGGATGTACTTCTAAATCTCCACCTGCACCTTGAATAAATTTTAATCGAGGTAGCATTTGTCCTAGTACTCTTTGTGTAACATCTTCTAATAATTTTTCAAATGCTGTTAAAAACGCTTCACCATGATAATAGAAGAACTCTTCTACATGATTTTCTTGTAACGTCAATAAATTATTCATTGACTTAAATTGCGTTTGTTGATTTTGTGTTATCTGATTCGATAACGACCCGTTACTTGTACCTAGCCACCCCATTCGTCTTCCTCCTTATTTTCTTGTATTTGTGTTCCTTCTATTAATAATTTTTTAACTCTTTCATTATGTGCATTATTTTCTATAATTAATCTAAACAATTCTTCCTCTCTTGTTTCTGTATTCATTTGCGGGGGTTTTATAGTCCATCCTAATGCTGATAAGTTTTGTATATCCTGTTGTTTCAAAGTAGTTAATGGCCCACTTGCAATTGGATTTAATGATTTCATACTAGGCACATAAGCACTAAATGACAATCCATGTTCCTCCGCAAGCATTTGTTGTTCTAGCATTTCATATTGCCTATGCATATGAGAATGCTTATCACAATAAGTACCTCTCATTGGGTAGCCCTTCCTAACTTTATGTAAAGGTATCGGTGGTCTAGTTGAATCAGAAGCATTCCAACGCTTTTGTGTACCACATACTACACACCTATCTTTTATATTAAATGCAAACTTATATGGAATTTTTAAAAATGTTTTTTTCTCAGGTTTAAGAATGGCAACAATTTCCTTTAATTGTTTTTTTGGTTTATTGCTTTTAAATTCATATGTCATTATAGAACCCGGCGCTCGAGCCATTTGTTTAGGAGGTAGAAACGGGTTTGCTTCTACATATGCATTGGTAGAACCAATCAAACTAGGAGGTTGATAATTCATACTCATAATCTAACCCCATCCATTTCTCTACATTCAATACAGTTACAAAATTCACTCATAGAACAATTCAATGTTGTATAATATCTTTTTTCTTTTCTTTTCATTTAATCACCTAATAATCTTTAATCATTGTTAATACACCACGATATACCATTTCTGAATCTGATTTTGCACTCACTATGTATTTGAAGCATGGTATTCCCTTTTCATTTAATTTTGTCATTCCGCTTTTAAAAGTCTCAAATATTGGATGGTCTTTAATTTCTCCTTTATGTGGATATTTATCTTTCCATAAATCATATTTGTTAGCCCATATACCTACTGCTATTGGATAATCATGAGATTTTTTTCTACCTTTTTTATTTATAGCATCCCAATAAGGAGAACATATTGTATCAACTAAAAAAGTCCAACACAATTGTTGCTCAATATCATAATGTTTATCCATATGTCTGTCATCAATCATGAATATGATATACTTAACTTTTCTAGTTTTCATATCCCCAATCCATTCAGACCAAAATACTGTTTCTCCTCCTACATCTGCTGTCTTAACTGTATGTGCATCACCATCTAATTTAACATATTTCCTACTTGCCTTTTCACGCCCAACAGTTCTTTTCTTAATTTCAGGTACTTCTCCTCTAGTTCTCAATTGATGATGTAATGTTGTTTTTCCTACCTTTGTTGCACCATAAACACCAAAGGGAATAGAATGCATTCTGTTCCACATTTTTGCTACGCCCTCTGCTACTAATATAACAAAGCCCGCCATTACTGACATAATTAATCACCACAAATGATGCCACCAATTAACGAATGCATTCCAAGTAGAGTTATAAAGATTTATTCCCCAAAAAGGAAGTGCATGTCCAGCAAAAAAACTAACAATACAAGCAGCAGTTGACCAAAGAAAGAATCTAGTTCTTAAGAACCATATATCAGCAGAATGCGCTCTCTGTAAATCATATGCTAATGTGGATTCATCAAATCCCATTAATAATTCAGAAACCATATACCTCACTCATTCATAGTTAAGAATGTAGGACTTATAGTATTGTCAACAGGTTGTTGATATGTCTGACCAAATGCAGGTACGGGATTTTGTATGAAGTTATTCCCATATGTTTGGTCATACTGTCGCATAGTATCCCTAACTCTTTTACGATTTTCTTCTTCTTTTTGTTTTCTAGCCCAATATGCATCTATCTTTCTTTGTAATAACACATCTTCTATTCTATCAAATAAAGTTAAATCGAATATTGCTTTTAGTATCATTATACCACCTATGGTCAATATCCCAAACAATAGTGCATGGGTATAACCTGCATATGGAAACATAAATCCATATTGGGTATAAAAATAAATATTAACGCCACTCACTGCGCCAACAAATAAAATCGTCATTACTAATCTTGTATCATCTTCTAAACTTGGCATTCTTTTTCCACCTATATCTATGCGAAATTAACCGTGCAATTACCTGCCCCTGCATCAAATTCAACATAGCATCCTTGTGCTAATATTGCCCCATGTAAATCTTGTTCTAATGCTTGAGCAGTTCCACCTGCATGCATATGAAGTCGCAATACTTCTTTTTTACCTGAAATTGTACTATTAGCACTATCCCAAATTTTAATTGTGAATAAAGCATTAGTGGTAGAAGTCATATGAACACTAACTAATCTACATCTATCACTTGATACTAATGTTGATGAGGACAATACCCCACTAGTGTTACAACCTGAACCACTCATGCTTATTCCCAACCATTGAAACAAGGGGTTGCCTTATCAATCTTCGGTTCACTCTTCTAAATCAGAAACAACTTTTTCTTTCTTAGTTTTGAGTGAATCTTTTTTAGCAGCATTAACTAAATCTTCAAATTTAGTAGATGTTTCTGCCTTTGGTTTAGACATAACCTTTTTCTTTGGTTTAGTTTTCTTTTTAGTAGGAAATAAAGTTTCTGCTACTTCTTCTGATGAACCTTGTAGATTAAACTCTTTCTTAATTAATCTTAGTTCATTAGCCCCAAAGTTAGAAATAGCCTCTCTATCTTCACCTGTTAGTTCGACTACTAGCCCTGCATCTCCTAGCATACCTACCGCAATTCCTACGGGTACTACGCAATTCACATCATGGCTTATATGGTAAACTGTACCGCCTCTTCTTAGTAGAAGTGGGCCATCATGTTTTACTCTTTTTAATTTTACATTACTCATTTTCTTTTCCTCCATTATAGTAATCTCATTCCCCTCAGTAAAGAAGGGAATAAGACTACGGTATTATAATGGTATATATTTTCTATTTTAAAGGTTGCCCCATGCTCTTACTCGAACTGAACCACCATTTGCATCATTAGCCAAAGTAGCATTAGTACCATCTAGTGATGTAAACATAAGAGCAAAAGATGTTCCACTCTCATATGCACCTGCGGCACTAATTTCTACTAAAGGCAATACTGCATTAGCATTGTCTGAACCAGTTATAGTTACACAATGAAGAGATGAAAGGCCAAGAGCCGAAGCAGGAATTACTGACCCTGCTGCGACTATTGACGTTACATCTATCAAAGCATCTACAACATATTCATCACCAACAGCCTTTGGAAGTGTAACTCCCTTATGGTCTGCAAGCAAAGTAACTGTATATGCTAAAGCCATTCAAATCACCTAAGCACTCTTAATGTTAGTAATCTTACCTTGACCCTTGAAGAAAGAACAGCAAGTTTCACCCATTGTTCTATACATTCCTTGGTTTCCAAGTTTACCGACACCGAATGGGTTTCCGTTAGTAATTCCATCCTCAAAGTATTGAGTTGGTTTCATAACAGATAGCCACATATGGTCTGTATCTAGGAACAGCATATCACTCAGTTCATTTGTTGAGTTACTACCAGTTGAAGGCATATCCTTTGCAGGGATTAGAGGGATATCAAAGTATGTTGCTACTCTAAATCCAACTTCTTGACCCTTTGCACCTTTTACACCATTATGTGTAGGAACAATCTCTTTCCTATCCATAAATCTTTCTTGGCTTTGTAGTAAGTCAGCAATGTGCTGAATAGTATCGTATCCTGTTAGAATACATTTTGGGTTTCCACCGTTTTGACGGATTCTTCTAATCATACTATTAATCATAGTTAGAGTTAGAACTCTAGCATCACCTGCTGCATATCCATCTCCAAAGTCAACCTCTGCATCCAAGAAAGAAGCAACACCTGTTGCAGCGTTACTACTAATAGTAACACTTCTTGTTGTACCAAACAGATTAACTACATCTGCAACAACTGCGGAGTTATCTCCATTGTTTGCACCAGTAGTCAATAAGTTAGCATTATACATAGCAGCGATTTCACCCGCAGAAGAAACAATCTTCATCAAAGAAGTATAGTTTCTTTCAATGTTTGTTGCTGTACCATCATCATATGATTCGTATGGCATAACTAACATTTTGCTTTGTGTTTCTGCATGATGCTTACCCATATCTTCTCTAACGATTGCACGAATATCTCCGACACCATCATCAATAGCAGCCAATTCCATACCAAGTTCTGAGAACTCAAACAAATGAGCAACAGTTTTTGGGCTTACGAAAAGTTTAGCGTATTCAGGTGAAAGTGGTCTAAATCCATTTGCACCATCTAATGTTGCATTCTCTTCTACTCCACCAATTTGGTCTACTCTAGGTGTAGATAAATCAGCAGTGTTTGCAGCAACAGCAGTTGTTCCTGTTCCAAACGCAGAACCACTACCACCAGTAGGTCGGCTCTTTAGAACTCTCCATCCTGATGATGTGTAAGGTCTTTTTGCTAGAATTGAAAGAGGATTAACCTCTTGGTTTAGCATTGACCATACTTTCTGTCCGTAAAGAACATTGTATAAATCTCCCAATCCACTTGCAGCACTAAACGGGTTAGATGCAGCATCATGGGGCGTTCCGAATCCACCTACAACACCACTACTCTTCAATAGAGCATTACCAGCAGGGCCGGTTAATCCGTATGTTGCGGCTTCTAAATCTTTTATTGTGTTTGTATATCCACTCATTTTATATCACTCCTAAAACTTCCTCGCTAGATTGTGAATATCTCCCCAACTCATAGAAGATAACTCTTCTGATGTTGCAGGGAAACCTTCAGGTAATCCAAACGAAACTTCTTTTGCTTTTGCTATTTCAGTGTCTTTAGAAGACAATGATTTGCGTAGTTCAGCAAACTCTTCTTTTAATGCTGCTACTTCTGTACGAGCATCATATTCTGCTCTCTCATTAGCAGACTTTCTTACAGCCTGTTCTGAAACAAATCTTGTTTCAAATTGTTTTGATAAGTTTTCATAAGCAATCTTTTCTAATTGTTCTGCTTTGAATTGCTCATAAGCCTTTTCAACATTTTCAGCAGATAAATCTAATGATTTAAATTCTGATGCATCCCATTCTTTAGACACTTTTAGAGGTGCAGGAGTTGCAGTAGGATTACCATTGGTTACTACTTCTTCACCTGCTTCTATGTGTACTAAATCTTGGTCATCCAATGCTTTTGCTTCATCGTCATCAAGAGAAAGTTCCATCTCTTCTTTCCCATCTTCCGTAGCCATGTACTCCATGTCTTCTTCCATTGGGGCTTCCATCGTTTCTTCTTCCTTATTAAGAGAATTAACTTGTTTCATCAAGTCATTTAACTCCTCAAGGGCTTTTTCTAACTTTTCAGTCATATTTTTTTCACCTTTTTCTTCCTTTAATATATCAAATTTTGCTTCGGGGTTAATTCCCTTTTCGCAAATTGTGACTTCGTGTAATTCAAGACCATCTATTTCATTATATTCACCTAAATCATTTGATTTACGGCTTCTTTTAGAAATAGCCTGACCTCCTATGCTAAAAGAACGTAATGTTCCCTTTCTAATATTTCTAGATATTTCCTTTGCCTTTTCAATATCATCTCTCAATTTAATAACAACATAAAACCCAACGTCATCCACATGAGTTTTATGCACTAATCCATTTTTATCCCTATAAGAATCAATTACCTCTCCTACTTGAACATTAGAATGATTAGACATTACATTTCTAAATTTCTTATTGACCATAAAACCCTCAACAGCCTCTTCTAATGCTTTAAGGGTAATTAAATCATTTTGCTTATCTATCATCTCTATTGAAGCATAGCCACCAATAATTAAATCATCTGACTTTAGAATACTAAAATCACGTACACCTTGATTAACAAGACGCATCGGGGCAGACAGCATTAGCAATAGGTTTTTTTCAACGACTATATTAACTAAGCGGTTTCAGATTCAGGTAAGTCTAATTTTTTATACCTGTCAAGTGTAATATCCCATACTCCTTCATCTTCTTTAGTATCTAACATAGTTTGCTTTTTACCAGTCCATGTAACCCAAGTATCTTTACCATCTAAAGGTACAACCCTAACATGTAATCTAGTATCAAACTTATCGCCTTCTAGTTTATACTCATGATAACCATCCTTTTGTACTCCTAGTATTAATTTACCACTATCAATCACTTTACCTTCTTTAATACCCGATAAACTTATTTTAGCAGGAAACTTACCGGACTTACCAAACAAGTTATAAACATCAGATGTTGTTTCTATATCAAATAACCAAGCCATACTTTTTTCTGATGTTTCAATAATAAAATCTAAATTATTATCTTCCCTTCTTTGAATTACAAAGTTTGCTTCTTTAGGATTTTTTTTTGGTTGCTTTTCTATTGTATCATTATTAGCCACAAAATTATCTTCTGTTTTATTATACACAATATCTTCTTGTCTAATTAACCATTTTTTTAATCTTTTTAAATCTGAATCAAAAGCAGTACTTTCAAATTTATCCATATGATGTTCTTTAACAAACTCTACTATCTGTTCAAAAGTAACAGGCTCATCCACCTCTAATAGTTTATTCTTTATTGATAATCTTAATTCAGAACGCATACTTTTTATTGCTTGTTTTAAATCTTCTTTCCAAACATCAATATCATATAATGCTTTTTTCTCCATTAAATTATCACCACTGAAACCCATAATAGTGAACCCGTCTAAATCAGATTTCAATAATATTTCCGCTTCACCATGAATATCATCAGTAATATACATTTTTTTGACACCTTTCAATCTATACTTAAATGGCTTATCTAAATCTTCCCAAATAGATTTTTTAGTTTTATCAGATAATAATTCTAAAGTTGCTAATTTATCAGATTCAGTAACTTCAGGTATTTCAATTACTTTAGCAGAATACAAACTAAACCCTTCTTTAGTTTTCTTTACTTCATCAACCTTTACTCTAACTATGTCACCAACTTCAACAGATTCTTTTGTATTCAATGCTTTACCAACAGGAATATACGCTTTATCTTCTAATTCAACAGTTTTATACTTTCTCGATTGCTCTGCACTCACAGGCCCAATACCAATAGTATAAGAGTATAAATCGCTCTTAGTTTTTTTAGAATCTAATACCACAACATCTAAATCAACAAACTTCTTCCATTTAACCCATTTAGGATTTTTTCTACTACCTATCTGATAAGTAGATTCTATGTCTTTAATCACCACACCTTCTGATGCAGGTAATTGCATTATAGTCTCAGAATAAGTACCTACCTCCTTAATAGAATCTGCTATTCTAGTATCTTTTTTAGATGGGAATGCTAAATCCTCAGAAGAATGTTGTGAATATTGATACATCAATATGTTAATTCTTTCTCTTAATGTCTCATCCATCAAATCTCTTTCTTCATGCCTCATTATATCAAATACGTGAAGTCTAAGTTTTAGCCCGTCTACGGGTTTCTTGAACATATAGTTAATTACAGATGCTCGATGTAAAGGTTCTTCTCCTCTAAATAACATTAATTCTCCATCTAATATACAATCCCCAAATTGTTTTTTATTTAATTGTTCTACTTGTTCAGGGCATTTATCAGTAATATCTTTTTGATTATAAGAATATATTTTTACCTTACCATCTATCTTATGTAATTGAACTCTCATCCCATCATATTTTTCTTGAACAACATATTCACCACTAAAACCCTTTAATTGTTCCATATCGTTCAATTCAAATATTCTATACATGGGTTTATTTGGAATTACAAAATTAATATCTGCCTTTTCTTCTTCTGATTTAGTATCGTCAGATTTTTTAATATTAATATCAACTAACTTATTCCATTGCACATTGGTATATTCTTCTAAAAATACTTTTTTTAGTAGAGCCAAGATACTATTAAACTTAGATTTAATTCTTTTAGTGTCTTTATTTTCACCATAATGTTCAGAAATATATAATGGAATATCCTTAGATTCTAAATCTAATCCCATAGCACCTTGAGTAATTTCATCAGGGAGAAGATTATGTTTTTCCCACGCTGTTGAAGGTAAAGGAGTATTATGCGCTCTTAAGGCATAATGTACAAATGCAGCATATACACTATCATTAGATAATAATGTATCTATGACATTATCACCTAACTGTTCTGCAAACGGGTCACTTATTTCTTTAGATTCAAATCTCAATGATTTGACAGCCTCATATAATTTTCTTGCTTGCATGGAAGATGCATCTTCTGCTTTCTCATCGAATAAAATATCCTCATCTAAGTGTTTCTTTAATAGTCCTGTAAAAGCATCTAAAGAATCAAATTGTGTTCGTATAGACTTTACAGTATTTTTCCATTTTTTATTGTATTCTTTCGGGTCTTCTAGTGCTGACAAATACGAAAATCGTGTTCGTTCAAAAAAGTCTAACACTCTTTTTGTTAGAACGTCTTTCTTCTTTTCAAATACTACGCCTGAAATTGACATTCAACCACTCTATTCGTGTAGACTAAATCCATATTTTCTTTGCATTTCAGCACGGCCACCATGTTCAGCATCCATATAAGTTGTGCCTTCTAGACCTAATTTTTTGACTAGTGCTTTTAGTTCTGAATATTCTTTTTCATATCTAGCGAAATCAGAATCTTTTTTAGGGCTAGAATTGAATCTTTCAAATGCTTCCATAAACTGAGCATCCAAATCCTCTAGTTCTCCTTTTGCTATACTATCCATTTCTAAATTTCTAACCAAATCTAATCCTTTTGCTACTGTTAATAGTCTCTTTAGCATAATTGCTTTACCCAAAGAATCGTATAAATCACCAATCTGTTGAGTTAATCTTTGTTCGTCTTCTAACAGTTTTGTCTGCTTTCTACCTTCGCTTACATCGAATCCCGCAGAATTTTTATCTGAACCTGTTATCTCTAATTCTTCTAGTTTAGTATTAACATCGTCTAAATCTTTCTGTAATTCTCTAATTCTCATTTGAGTTTCTCTATCTCTATCATCATCTAAAAAAGTATTTTCTTCTTTCATTACTGATTTACCAACGTAACCATATCCTTCTTCACCAGTAGGATTTGGTATCTTTTCTTCAGCAGGATTTTTCTTAGGAGTTTTTAATTTTACTTCTTCACCCATAACATCTTGGTCATTAGCAACAGTAGTTCCGTCATTAAATTCAGCCAAAACTTCTTTTGCTTTCAATATTGCTAATTCAATTGCCTTTTCTTCTTTTGTTACTTTTTCCGGCATGATATTCACCCTTCTATTCTCTCTACTATCTTATGAATATCATCCCAATCCATTTTAGAAATTACATCACTTGATGGAGTTGCACCATTAACGATAGCGGGTTTAGGAGATGTAGAAACTACAAATCCTGATTTCATTAACAAATTATCTTGTCTATATACTGTATCTTCTAGTGCCTTTACTTTATCAACTAACTCTTTCATTAGCATAAGTATTTCATTTTGTTCACTCATTTTAAATCACCTTTTTTACTGGGATACACCATACTTCGCAACTGATTATACAAAGTCTCGTAATCCTTCCTTAGTTCTGCTGCTGACGCTACAATACTTAAGTTCTTTTCATCAAACCCATTTAATTTCTTAGTTAATTTCTTATCACTTTTAATTAATTCAACTTTCTTCATCTCATCTATAAGAGTAGATAGTTTAGTTAAGTCTTGACCAAAGTATTCGGAAGGTTGAGTAGATTGAAGTAATTTCTTCAATTTCTTTTTTTCTTTAGGTTCTAATTTTTCCAATAAACCACTATCGGCTTTTTGAAGAGTATATTGCCAACTCATAATGCTCGCCTCTTGTCCTCTGACATCTCCCAATAACAGTCTAAACAAACATCTCCCATTGAATCTTCATGGTTTCTTAATTTCATTTTACCACAGATATCGCAAGGTGAGTCTT